CGTGACGCCGGAGCGCGCGGCTATCGCCCACTCTTCTTCCCGTGGTGGGAATGCGATCCCGTACACTATCGGCTCCCGCTCGAGGCGCCAGACGAGCTGGGCACGCTCGATGAGGATGAGCACGCGCTCGTCGGGCGTCGGGGGCTGGACCTGGAGCAAATCAAGTGGCGGCGCGCGCAGATCGCGGAACTGGAGGACGCCGATTTCCGCACCGAATACGCCGAAGATGCGGATAGCTGCTGGGTGGCGGCGGGCGGCATGTTCTACGACGCAGCGCTGCTCCGCGCGTTGCTCCAGCGCGCACCAGAGCCGATCGAGACGCATCTGAACGGCACGTTGCAGATCTTCTCCCATGTGCAGCCTGGCGAGCGCACGATCGGCGGGTGCGATACGGCAGAGGGCGGCGGCGGCGATCGCTCCGCGTGGATCGTCCGCGCCTTTCCATCGCTCCGGCTGATTGCCACATGGGCGGACGCCGCGGCCGTCCCGACGGAAGGCGCCGCGCTGCTCAATAGCTGGTCGCGCACCCGCTTCAACCTGCCCTTCTGGATCGTCGAGAAGAACATGCACGGCATCACCTGGCTCCGCAATCTCCGCGACGTGCACGCGTATCCGCTCGATAAACTCTATCACCGGGAGACGCTGGACAGCCAGTTTGACGGCCCCATTTCCGATCGCATCGGCTGGGCCACGACCGCGCAATCAAAGCCGCTCATGCTGGACGCCGGGCGCGAGCTCCTCCAGGGCGCCAAGGATGGCACCGTGCCCCTGCCGCCCGCGGCGGTAGTGCGTGATGCGCTGGGGGTCCGGCGCGGCGTCGCTGGCACCGCGCAGCTCACCGGCAAGGATCTGCTCGTCTCCGATATGCTGCTCTGGCTCGGTCGCGAGGCATGCGCGCGCTCCGAGATGGGGCGTCCCGGGCTCGCCTATCTCTAACCTCGAACGGATCCTATGACTGCGCCCACGAGTGCGTTCCTGCAGATCGAGACCACGCCGTCCGGCGTCCCCGGCGCACAGAAATCGTGGCTCGAGTTCCAGCATCCGGAATACGTGATCCGGCGGCCGAAATGGGTGATCGCCACTGATGTCTATACCGGCGATGTGGTGACCCCGGCCAAGCTCCCGCGCTATCTCGTGCAGAAAGCGCAGGGCGAACATACGAAGGCGTTCGAGGAGCGCATGCGGATCGCGGACTACACGCCGCACTTCGCCACGGTGATCGATGGGCTCGTCGGCATGCTCTTCGCCGTCGAGGAAGAAGCGACGCGCATTTTCCAGGATGACACCGGGCACGGGCTCGGCGATCCGGATGATCCCGACACGATCATCGGGCGGCTCTGGCAGCACGCGGACCCGGACGGCAACGGCTGGTTGACGGTGTTCAAGGAGCTGGCCTCCGAGCTCTGTACGACGCACGTGCACTGGCAACTGGTCTATAGCCAGGGCGCGCGCGCGATGCTCCGCAATATCTCGCCCCTCGCGGTGCCCAACTGGCGCTATGAAAAGGGCGTGCTGTCGGAGGTGCTGCTTGAGGAGACGGTCGATGCGCGCACCTCGATCCAGTCCCGGCCAAGCGACATGACGCGGCAGTTCATGCTCTACCGGCTGGACGGGTTCCAGCGCTACCGGATGACGCGGGACAATGACCGGCCCGACATCATGTCGGCACCGCTCGCCGTCGATGCCGCGACTGGTGGTGTCGAGGGCGAGGACTTCGGCACATACCGTTTCGTGGGACCCACGGGCGAGCCCGCGCTCCCGATCTATCCCGTGCGCTTGGCATTGAAGCGCGACGTGGGCTATCTCTGGGCGCGAAAGGCACTCGCCATTTTCAACCTCGAGTCCGTGCGCGATGCGGTGATCCGCTCGTTCGGCTTCCCCAAGTTCCTCATCGAGGGGACCCGCGCGGAATACGAGACCATCCGCGAGGATATCAGTCAGGGCTGGAATTTGATGCATGTGCCGCCGACCGCGCAGCGCCCGCATTCGTTCGTGGCGCCGCCCTCCGATCCGGCCAAGATCGCGACGGACATTCTCATCCGGAAAGTCGATGAGTTCTACAACACCGCGCACCAGGCGTATGGCGACTCGGCGCGCGAACGCACGGCGACCGAAGCGCGGCAGGATGTGGCGCGGGGCGCCGGGGCATTCTTGAACCTGCTCAAGACGACCATCGATGATGCCGAGAACCAGGCCGCGTGGCGCGTCGCGCAGATCGAGCTCCCGAAGGACCGCAAATCGTGGTACGTCGCGCGCGTCGAGCGCTCGGACAATTTCCTGCCGGCGGACCCGGATATTGGCATCGAGCGGCTGCAGAAACGCGTCCTCGGCACGGACCGCGCGGTGCCCGTGGGCATCATCGGCAAAGTCACGGCCGCGCTCCAGATCGCGAACTGGCAGGGGCTGGGTGCCGACGAGGATGAGCTGACGGCGGACATCAAGGCGCGCGAGCTGCTGGACGTGCTGACGTTGCAATCCGGTGTGCCGATGCCGCCGGTGCTCATGCAGTACATCGTCGCGCTCAAACTCGTGGCGATCGGCAAACTGCCGCTGGACGCGGCGGAGAAGCTGCTCAGCGATGCGGAGGTAACCGCGGCACTGGCCGACGTCCTGAAAACGGCGGACGCCAAAGCGCTGACCGCCCAGCGCCAGGCGGAAGCGTTCCCGGGACTGGCGAGCGGTCGGAACGGTGGCCCTCCGCCCAAACCGTCGGGCGGCGATCTCGGCAAGAACGCGAGCACCGATGAAGGGACGCGGCCCAATGGCAGCGATCGCGCCGTCCGGCTCTCGGATGAAATTGTCTGAGCGCGGGCACTGGCTGATGCGTCATGGCTGATCCGATTCCCTATGTCGCGGCCGTCGAGCTCGCGCGGCAGCAGATGGCGGCGCTCGACCGGCGGGCGATCCGTGCGATCGAGGCCGCGGTGCTCGCCTTCGCCGCGCGGATTGCCGGGGAGCTCGCCGCGCTGGATCGCGGCCCGCTGCGCGCGGTCGCGCCAGTCGCGGCCGCCGGCGCCGTCGAGACCCAGCGTGCGGCGCTCGCCGCGTCCTACGAGATCCTCATCGGCGAAGCCGAGCAGCTCGAAACGCTGCTCACGCGCACCGTGGTGGCCGGCACCGATGTGGCGTTCCGCGACGTGCTCGAGATTTGGCAGCGCGCCGAACGCGCAGCCGTCGAGCAATTGGGTGAGGAGGCGCTACTCGGTGCCGGCGCGACGGGGAATCTCACGATCGTCGCCGCCTATGAATCGCTGGCCGCCGAGCGCACATGGCGCACCGCGCTGCGGCGCTACGTGGACGACGCGGCCGCCGAGATCAATGCGCTCGTCCGCGCCGGTCTCGTCTCTGGCATCCGCCCGCGCGAGCTCGCGGCGAGACTCCGCCCCTACATCGAGGGCGCGGACGCGTTCTATGAAGCGTTCCCCACGCGCGACGCCGCGGTCGCCGCCATGCGCCTGGCAGAGCAGCGGCTCCCAGAGGACTTACGGAATGCCGCCGCCGAGATCCGGTGGAAGTCGCTCCGGATCGCGCGGAGCGAGATCCAGCAGGCGACCTTCGAGGCCGCGCGGCTCCATGCGCTCGCGGATCCGCTGATCGATGGCGGCATCTGGACGCGCTCGCCCGATCGTGGCCCCTCGGCCCGCGTGCCGGATATCTGCGACGCGCTGGCGACGAACGATTTCTATGGGCGCGGGCCGGGCTGGTATCCCATCACGCGGATTCCGCCGGTGCCGCATCCGAACTGCCGGTGCAGTATCACGCCGACCGTGCGCGCGCTGGACGAGGCCGCGAACCCGAAGCGCGCGCCCGCGCAGATCCTCACGCTCGACGCGGCCGGCGTGGGCCACACGACGACGGTGCGCCAGGGCGAAGCGATCCGCGCGCAGCTCGCGCGGCTCCTGGCCGAAGCGGCGCGCGCGCTCTCGCCGGGCGAGCTGGCATTGCTTGCGCAGTCGCAGGCCACGGGTCGGGACTGGCTCCGGCGGCGCGGCCCTCTGCTCACCATGGTGCGCTAATGCCGACGACCCGCATCTACGTCGACAAGACGCGACTGCAATCGAACCAGCGGACCGGCGCCACAGACCCGGCCATCGTGC